GAGAGCACCGTTACAGGATGCGTCAGCTAGAGTGACTACATGGACAAACATAGAACCTCGGTCCTTCTTGGTTACTAATACTAAAGACTTGTACATTGGCAAGCCTGGGTATATCGGTAAATACTTTGGTCATACAGATAATGGTACTAACTATCGGTTCAGTTATTATACCAACTACTTTGACTTTGATGCTCCCACCAAGGAGAAGATTATGAAGCAGATTGGCTTTGTGGTCATTGGTGGTTCTAACCAAGATGTGGCTGTAAAGTGGGGTTTTGATTACACAGAAAATTTCTTTGCTTTTACGAAAAAACTTGACACAGCCATTGCTTACGAGTATAATATAGGTGAATACAATATTGCTGAATTCTCAGATGGTATTGTACTGGACAAGTTTAAGATTCAGGCTGGCGGCACAGGTGCTGTCATACAGATCGGCCTAGAGGCAGAGATTAATGGTAACCCAATTTCAATCCAGCGTATTGATGTGTATATTAAACAAGGAAAAACAGTATGAGTAATTATACCAAAGCCACTAATTTTGCGGCTAAAGATGCCCTGCCTAGCGGTAACGCTGGTAAGATTATTAAAGGTACTGAGATTGATACCGAATATAATGCTATTGCCTCGGCTATCTCATCAAAGGCAGATACGAACAGTCCTACCTTTACTGGTACTCCGCTAACACCTACTGCGTCTTCTACTACTAATAATACTCAGATTGCTTCTACAGCATTTGTTAAGACTGTAGTAGCTGCTGAAATTAGTGCTGCTCTGCCTGCTGGTACGATTGTTCTCTGGTCTGGTTCTGTAGCATCTATTCCTACTGGTTGGGTTCTGTGTAATGGTTCTAATAGTACTCCAGATCTGCGTAATCGGTTCATTGTAGGTGCTGGTTCTACTTACGCTGTAGACGATACTGGCGGTTCTGCTGATGCAATTGTTGTAAGCCACACTCACACAGCTACTGTAACTGACCCTGGTCATACTCATACCTTATCACCAACTAATCGACAGGTGTATAACTCAGGTGCTAGCGGAACGGGTGGGTTAACTAACGGTGGTGAAACATATACTCAATTAACTATGAGTTCTGCAACTACTGGTATTACAGTAGCAAACAGTTCTACAGGCTCATCTGGCACTAATGCAAACCTACCGCCGTACTATGCATTGTGCTACATCATGAAGACCTGATGAAGATACCAATAGTATTACGAGAACACTACATAATATACATCGAATGGTTTAACAACTTAGTATTTATCCACACAGATGTATTTAAGTGGACAGCAGAAATAAAGAAACATTACATTAGAGATTTAAACCAACTACAGTCACTACTAAACCTACCAATGTACGGATTAGTAGATAATGATAAGTTAGGTAAGTTTGGAGAATCAATAGGTTTTAAGTTTGGAGACTACGCCGTAGGTAATGACGGTAATACTTATAAGATTTACTACAGGAGTTTATAATGGGTAATGTAGTTAGTGCAGTATTAGATCCGTTTACTGGTGCTAGTTCTACCAGGAGAGCCGCTGAACAAGCCGCTGCTCAACAGGCAGAAGCAGGTAGACAGGCGGCTAACATAGCTGCGTTTAGACCAGTCGGGATGACTAGTCGCTTTGGTACTTCACGCTTTGGTATCACGGATGTAGGCGGGGTTCCTCGTGTTACATCTGCAGAGTACGAAGTAGCTCCAGAGTTACGAGCTATCCAAGACAGGCTGATGGGTTTGACTGGCGGTGCTCTTACCACTGCAGAGCAAGCACAAGCTGCAGGAATGCCATTAGGCCAAGCTGCTGCAGGTCTTTTTGGTCTTGGTCAGCAGTACCTAGCACAGTCTCCTGAAGAACTACGTCAACGTTACTTTAGTCAGCAACAGGCACTCCTAGCCCAGCCTCGTGCTGCTGAAGAAGCAAGACTAGCATCTTCTGTCTTTGGTCGTGGCCGTGCTGGATTAAATGTTGGTCCTACTGGTCAGCCAGAACTTGCTACACTAGCTGCTGCACGAAGACAACAAGACTTAGCACTGGCTGCTCAGGCTGAACAAGCTGCTCAACAACAACTCGGATATGGCGCTAGTTTGTTTGGTACTGGCGCTAGTTTGCTTGGTCAACAATATTCAATACCCACACAGGCGCTAGCTCCATTATCTTCATTACTTGGTACTGTAGGCACTGTTGAACAACTTGGTCAGCAACCATTCCAGATGGGCTTGGCTGTTGGTGGTGCTGCTCAACCTGGAGCACAGGCAGGAGCTACATTACTTGGTACTGGCTTGTCCCAAGCTGCTCAGACTCGCTACCAAGGCGTACAACAAGCTAACGCTGCTAATGCTGCCTTCCTACAATCACTGATTGGTGCTGCCTCTGGTGGTATGGGTGGCGGCGGTGGAAGAGGCGTTCCTCCTCCACAAGGTGGTGGTAGTTTTGGTTGGATGTAATAGGAGATAATCATAATGGGAATGTCAGCACAACAACTTCTAGCACAAGACCCTGAGTACCTTGCTCGTCAGTTAGCACAGCAAGAGATTCAGCGTTATCAGAACTTTCAGAATCCTCAGCTAGGATTAGCCTCTACATCGGGCGCTGTCTTAGGCCGTGGTCTTGCTAACTTGTTCGGTGGTCGTGGATTCTTTGAAGTATCTGACCCAGCATTGCGTAGAGTCGCTGATACACAGCGTGTGTTTAATGAAGCTATGACTAACTTTGATCCAGCTAATCCTGCTGCATCATATGAGGCTATGGCTCGTAGATTCTCTGAGTTAGGCTTTGGTCAGCAGGCTATGATGGCTGCTCAGGAAGCTGCTAAGTATCGTCAACAAGAACGTGCCGAGGCTATCAGAACTGAAGAACTTGGTATTCGTAAGTCTGAACTTGGTCTTCGTGAGCGTCAGGTACTGCTTGATGAAGTTAACAAAGACCCATATGGTTCTATTGCTAAAGCTCTTCAACTACCTGAAGATTCTCCTCAGCGTCAAGTTATCCTGGCTGGAGCATCTGCTGCAATTGGTCAGCGTAACTTTGATCAAGCTGTTAAAGAAGCTCAGATTCGTGCATCTGAAGCATCTGCTGCAGCATCCAGAGCACAGGTTGAAAGAGCTGCTGGTGGTGAGGTTAGTGAAAACCTTGTTACAGAATCTGGAGAACCTCTTACTCGCCGTGGTGGTAAACTGTATAAGATGGATGGTAAAGTGTATGAAGGTAAGGTTAAACGCTTAGCTGCTCCTAGTCCGTATGCAGCATTACTAGAAGGCGGCGGCGCAGCAACTCCTGGTCAGCCTACTAGACCGCCTGGAGAACGTAGGCCTTTGGGTTCGTTTGAGTCAGGGGCTTCACAGCCTGCGGGTGTACCAGAAGCTGCTACTGCATCAAGCATGAACACAAGATATATTAGAAGCAAAGGACGAGGTAATACTTATGTTTATACACCAAGTCCTCGTGGTCTGACAATGGAAGAGTGGCGACAAAGAGATTCTGAATAAGGATAATACATGGCTTTCAATGTATTAGCAGCAAAACGAGAAGGCTACACAGACGCAGAGATTGCAGATTATTTAGCACAGCGTTCTGGTTTTAATATTGCCGATGCTCGTAAAGAAGGATATAAAGATAATGAAATTGTATCCTATCTTAATAAGCAGAACTTCTCCTTTGGTGAAGCGTTCATGGCTGGCGCTCGTGCTGAAGTCTTGTCTGAAGTTGACGGTATCAAGCAGATATTCGGTGGAGAGCTAAGTGACAAACAAGTGGCTCAAGAGAACTTGGCAAGACAGGCTGCTGAAGAACGTGGGTTTGCTACTGGCCTGGGTACTCTTGTTGGTGGCCTTGTTAATCCAAGCACTCTCCTTCCTGGTTCTTTTCTTCTAAAAGGCGCTAAAGGCGTAGCTGCTGCTGGCGCTGTTGGTGGTGGTATTGCTGGTGCTGTTCGTCCTATCTACACTGAGGAGGATCTGGGTAGGCTTGGAGGAGCTGCTGTCGGAGCCACTATCGGAGGAACACTAGGCTTTGGTATCGGTAAGCTGATTGAGAAGTTTGGTCCAAAAGTAGCTGATGACATTATTAATACAGGGACAGTCTCCCCAGACGGGAAAGAGATTACTACCCCGCACTTCAAGTTAAAACTAGATGAAGATGGGAACTGGGTTAAGGAAGATGCTCCAGTAACCGAGGACTTACTGAAGGCAAGACAGTTAGCAGAGGAGCGTAGGGCTGCGACCATAGATGGACTAGAGCCAAGGGTAGAAAGCCCTGAAGTTACTGTAGCCAAGACAGTAGAGGAAGAGATAACTCCCGTTTTACCACAGTTCCTGGCTGGCGCTAAGCCCAGGTTTGCTAAGTCTACTATCGATTTTGAGTCTGACGTAGATAAAGCACTATACATCGTAGGCAATCCTGCCACAAAATCAGCTAGGCATGACGACTATATGGCCTTCCTGCAGCAGGCTTTGCAGACAGACGAAGCTACTATCTCTAAGCTGGCACGAGAGGTCAGGTCAGAGGTGGTCCAGGCTGGTAAGCTGGCACAAGGAGAAGCTGGCTTGTCTGGTATAGGTCAGATTGATAACTTTAAGTTTAACTTCTCCAGGGCTGTAGATAACCTGATCAATCCTCCTGACAAGTATCTTGACGACTTTTCAAAAAAGGTGTATAATTTAGGTGCTGGTTATAGAACTGGTCCAAAAGGCTATCCTGTCCTGTCACCTAAGCAGGCTGAAGAAGCTGTCTCAGTTATGCAGAGAGCTGACCCAACATTCATCAAAAGTATGCCAGATGCTTCACGCAATGTCGTAGCATACCGTAGATACCTGGATGACATGAAGGCCCTAAATGGACGTAACTTTAAAGCTAAATCCTTTGAAGACTTTATAACCAAAGGTATTGATGCTGACGATCAGATTAAGATGGTTGAAGCTGGTTTCTTTGATGGGTGCAGATAATGGCTAGATGCGATTTACCGTTATACAAAGGTGTCCTACCAAAGGTAAGGATTAATAACATCACATCCAATCAGATGGACAAGCTCCTGAAGATGGACGCTAGTAAGAAGAACTTCTTCATGAACGAGCGTGTGTACGCTAACGATGATGAGAAGGACTTGATGGAAGGGCTTGCCTATGTATTTGGTAGGCGTGTTGAAGGTAAGACTAATAAGGGTATTCAGATGGATACCTTTACCAATGAGACTTACCAAAAAGCGCTAAAGTCAGCACGAGAGGGTGGATTTGATAGTCCTGACGCACGAGCATTAGGCCAGGATATTCTGATGCGTGTGGAGAGAGGTAATCCACTTAGTAACGAAGAACGTGCTCTGGCACTGCCTGCATTTCTAAAGCGCCTGGAAGAGATGCCGTTGCTGAACCGTCAATACTTAAAAGCATTTGAAGCTGGTGACCAGGAAATGACAGCTAGGTATGGTGCAGAGATTGCTAAGTCAATCGCTATCTTTGCTGGTGTACGAGCTGATCAGAATGCTCTGTCTGTTGGTTTCAATACTTACAAGTATATGTACAAGCAGATTCAAGCTAACGCACAGATAACAAAACTATTTAATAACGGGGCTTGCTAATGGCGGGTATTACCAAAAAGTGTGCAGACTTCCTGGCTAACTGGGTCAAAGCCACTGACGATATTATGACTAACCCTGTGCTGTCTCCAGGTGAGGCAGGCGCAGCAGTCTCTGATGCAGCTACCAAGGTCCTCAAAGACCCAAGCGTTAGAGAACGTATTGGTGCATTTATTCGTAACAGCTACCTATCTGCTCTGTCTACACAGGTAGTGAACTTTGTGTCTCAGACTGCCCAGCTTGCATTAGCTCCAATCACACGAGCTTTGGCTGGTAGACCTAGCGAAGGACTAGCTATGCTGCGTGGTATTGGTGAAGGCTTTACTGAGGCTTTCCCACGGTTCATGGCTGGACTGTCAAAGCGTACAGAAGACTTTGATGGTAACACGCATCAAGCATTTGACATTGTTAGAAACAAATATGGTGATGCTGTCCTGACCTATCCTCAACGACTGACTGGTGCGCTTGATCAGGCGTTCTCAGCAGTGCTCGAGCGCATGGAATACCGTGCTATGATTCACAGGATTGAGCAGAAGTTTCCTGATGAGTACTTTGCTAGGCGCGGTACAACCAGGGAAGCATTCATCAAAGAGCTAGACGATATTGCCATGAAGAACAAAGATGGTAATGCGACTATGCTGCGATACTTAGAAGACCGTGACCCAGCTCTGCGCTATCAACTAGAGAACTTTGCAGCATTCAACACATTTCGCACACCGCTTGGTAAGTCTCTGATTGACCGTGGTGGACAGTTAATTGCTGAAGCCAAGAACATTGCTCCTGAGTTTAACCTTGTTGTTCCGTTCCTGCGTACTGGTATTAACATTGCTAAAGAAGCTGGTGGTTATATTCCTGGCGCTGGCATGTTGCGTGTTCGTCAGGCTAAGAGTGATATTAAAGATATCAATTTAAAACTTGAAGGCGGTTTGGTTGATGGTAAAGTCATTGTTGGTCTAAATGAAAAAATTAAAAAAGCTGAAGAAAATTTAGCGAATGCAGTGTTTCCAGGACAAATTGAAAATGCTCAGGCTAAACTAGATAAGTTGTTAAAACGTAAGGCAATGCTAGAAGGTGAGCGTACATTCAAGGAAGAGAAGATTCCTGAGTTTGTAGCTCAGCAGGCTATAGGCGCTGGATTCATGCTAGCTACCTATGGTATGGTGCAGCAGGGATTGGTCACTGGTCACTACTCGTCTGACCCATCTACCAGGGCTGGTCAGATTGCTTCTGGTGTCCCTCCTATGTCTATCAAGATGGGAGATAGGTGGGTCTCATATGACCGAATTGAACCCTTCTCTACTGTCATGGGCCTTGTAGTGGACTCCATGAATGCACTGAAGACTGGTAAGATGAAGGGAGAGAGTCCTAGCATCGGTGCTGTCTTCAAGATAGTAGGACAGAATTTCCTGGACAAGACCTTTACTGAGGGCTTAGGCAAGGCTATGCTGGCTATGCAGGAGCCTGATCGGTACTTGGAGTCATATCTGGTCAGTCTGACTAACCCAATTGTACCAGCTATCCTGAACCAGATTGCCAGGATTGAAGACCCTGTCCGTAGAGAGATTAAAGACCCAGATACAGCTAACTGGATTCTGAATAACCTGAAGAGTCGCTTACCTGGGCTGCGCTCTACGCTGCCTGAGCAGACTAACCTGCTTGGTCAAACACAACAGATGAATGTTGGATCTGTCCTGACTGGTATCCAGGTTACACCGCTTGAGCGTGAAGTATCTCAGGCTATATTTGATAATCCTTATCTTCGTCTGGCTACAATGGACAGGAAGGTTGGTGGTCTTGAGTTGACTGCTGAGCAGTATGCTGACATGACTAATCGTGCTGGAGACCAGCTTAATCGTGCTGCTACAATGCTAGCTCAGAATCCTGGCTTCTTAGCTCTGTCTCGTCCTATGCAGGCAAGACTTGTTAAAGGCATAGCAGAGGAAGTTCGCAAGGCTGAGCGTATGCGTACACTATCAATGCTTGTTCAAGACCCAGAGAAGAGAGCTGAGTTTGTACTTAACCTCTTGACTAAGCGTGGGATGCAACCAGATGTATTAGAGGACTAGTATGAGTGATCCAGCCGCTAGTGCCAGAGCTGCACTGTCTGGTATCAAAGAAGCTGTACAGGTTGGCAGGGAGATTAAGGAGACTGCTAACGAAGTCAATGCCTTCCTAGACGAAGAAGCCAAAGCCAGACTAGCCTGGAAGCGTAAGCAGCAGCAGATTGAACGCCGTGGTGACATGATGTTCATGACTGCCTATGAAGAATACAAAATCATCAGGCAGATTAGGGATGCTGAGCAGGAGATGTATAAGCAGATTGAGCAGGAGTATGGTAGGGCCGCTGTCTCTGAGGTCAAGTCTCTTATTACGCAGATGCGTAAGCAGCACTTAGAGTTAAACGATGACTTCTACCGCAAGCGCATGGAGACAAGACGAGAGATGTTTTGGATATTGGTTGTATCTGGATGTGTATATGGTTTGTTTAAATTTATGGGGCTAATGTAATGATTACACTTCTGTCTACTCTTGTATCTTTCCTAATGGGCGGTCTGCCCAAGTTCCTAGACTTCTTCCAAGATAGGTCAGACAAGAAGCATGAGCTTGAGATGGCTCGTATGCAGACTGAGCGTGAGCTAGCTATGGCAGAGCGTGGCTTCTTAGCACAAGCTAAAATCGAAGAGATACGCACAGACCAAGTAGCCATGCAGACAGCAGTGCAGGAAAGGCAAGCCTTGTACGCACATGATATCGAGATTGGTAAAGGAGCCTCGCAGTGGGTTGTTAATCTTCGTGCGTCAGTACGTCCATTGATTACTTATGGTATGTTCGTGATGTTGCTCTTTGTCAACATCTTTGGTTTCTTCTATGCCTGGAAGACTGGTGTTCCTTTCGAGCAGGCTATGTCAATCCTCTGGGATGAGGACAGCGCCATCATCTTCTCAAGCGTGATTGCCTTCTGGTTTGGTACTCAGAGCTTTAAGAAATGAAAGTATCAAAAGAATGCATCGACATGATAAAGCACCATGAAGGTGTTAGGACTCGCCCTTATCGTTGTCCTGCACTTCTATGGACTGTTGGCGTTGGTCATGTCATTGATCCCGCACATATTGGAGTAAAGCTAGATGAACGAAAGAACCTACCAATCCCACCAGGATGGGACAGAACCCTTTCAATGGCAGAAGTGGACGAAATCCTATCCAACGACTTGGCTACGTTCGAGCGAGGCGTACTACGATTGTGTCCTTCTGGTCTTACTCAGTCTCGCTTTGACAGCCTCGTTTCCTTCTCTTTCAATGTTGGTCTCGGCAATCTCCAACGCTCCACAATAAGGATGAAGCACAATCGTGGAGATTATGATGGTGCTGCGGAAGCCTTCATGGTTTGGACCAAAGCAGGCGGCAAAGAGCTACCTGGATTGGTCAAGCGAAGGAAAGACGAGATGGCTCTATACCTAAAATGAGCATGATCGTGCTAAATTTTAGCATAAACCTACCATCCAAATAGAATACGGACAAACAAACAGTCTAAAACAAAGTAGTTTGTACCATCCTCTGGGTCTTGGACAAACTCACAACCAAGCATTATACCAGCAATTAAACTTAGTTCCATTTTCATATTTCGCAATGCCCCGCTACACAGGCTAAGGTCTGTGCTCCTTCGACATTATCGTCTTCTTCTTTAAGATTATCCCATGCAATATCGCTAGGCATCTTAGCAAGAAGTTCCTCGTACTGCTCCTTGCTGCACTCCTCATAAGGTGCTTGACGATAAGTGCCTCCATCCCAAGGCAGGAACGATATACCAGAGATTTCATCGAAGTTCCTCCATACCCACGCTCCAACATCCATCCACTCGTCTTCCTTAACAGAGATAGTGACAGAAGGCTTGTGTTCACACCAGTGCCGTTGATACATTAGCCACAGGTCCAGGTGCTGCAAAGCAGTTAAGTGCTCACGAGTCCTAGCATTATCTGGTGCTTTCACTGGGAAGGAAAACACAGCAGTGCTGTCTGGACGCATCACACAGTCCTCAGTAGGAATACCTGCTTCTGTCAAAAACTTAGTCAGCGGGTCTTTCTTGTCGCCACGAACACGCCGAACATAATAGTCACTATGTCTAGTATGAATACCAGAGGCAGAATTAACAAGTTGAGACACAGTGCCAGAAGGTTTAACACAAGTAATAGCAGCAGACACAGGGATTCCCAGAGTTGCTGCAATGTTTGCGTTGGTGCTAACGGCAACTTCCCGTAGCTGTTCAAGAGTTTTCGCAGTGCTGTCACTTACCTCTCCCATCCATTTGTTATCAAGAATGCCAGTGAAGGACACACCAAGCAGTCGCTCCTCTTCTGTGTTCTTATTCCAAATCTTACGCAGATAAGGGAAGTGCGTCAGCGTAGACTGGAATGTACCAAGGATAGTAGCTACTCGAACTTTTTTAGAAAGTGATTCAACGGTGTCTTCTGCCCGTACAACGACTTCTGTAAGGTTACAGAATTGGTATGGTCGTAGTATGATTTCTGAACAGGGGTTAGTACCGAAGTCAAAATCTCCATTGCGCCTCCCGTTTTTCTTAGCCTGACTTTTACTTGCGGCTCGTGAGAAGATACCACGCTCTCCAGAGTGACTGTTATAAAGGCTTGTCCATTCAGAAAGAAACTGTCCAATATCTGGTTTAGTGACGTAAGCTGCTGAGTTGTTAGCGAGTGCTCTTTGCCCATTGTGTGTCCACCAATCTCCTGATTTTGCATGACGCATCCTATCATCTTCTAAGTCTGACAGACTAATCATTGCTGATCGTCTGACTCCACCCACAACAACAACTTCCCCGATTTTGCAGAGAATATCATGACACTCGAGTGATGTGAGTTTCCTACCAACGGCTCCTCGGAACTTGTCAATAACAAATCTAAAAAGTTCATCCAAAGGCCCTGGTCCAGAAGCTCTTCCTCCGAAAGTTTTAAGTCTGGCTCCAGAGGGACGGATTCTGCTAAGGTCATACTTTGCAATTTCCCCAGAGTATAGTAAAGCGATGAGTTGGCGTAGCGCCTTAGCCCATCCTTCTTTCGAGTCTGCAACAGAAATAATAGTTTCAGAAGCAAACAACTGGTCCGGCACTTCAGGTAATTCATTAACATACTTTTGCTCCACAGAGAAGCCTACGCCTGTGCCACATAGCAGGATGTACATGGCCTCGTCAAAGGCTTTGGGGTCATCAATAGGTAAGTAGCTACAGTTGTAGCCAGCAGTGTTGTCACGCTCAAGCGCCTTGCCTGCAGTCATAATAGCACGCATCGAAGGCATTACTTCTAGGTTAATAATTGCGTCTTTAATTTCTTTATACAAATCATCAGACATCTTATAGTTGTGTTTGTCCTGCAGGTGCTTGTACATAAACACCATGTATCGATTGACAGACTCGTGCCAGTGTTCACGCCTGTTTAACTCAGGCAAGAAGCGTGAGTAGCGTGATTTAGCAATGAATTGTTGATAGTAGTCCATAGTTTTTATTCTTCCCAGTTTACAAGTTTCTCTAATCTATCTGCGTGTTCTTCAATCACATCATCAAATCTTTCTACTATATCCTCTGATCTAATTGATAGTTCTTCAATAAGGGACAGTTCATCCCATCGTTTCATCCTTTCTTTAATCTCTTCTAACGTCAGGGCCATATATTATACCACACTTTTCTTAGATTTGCTAGTCTTAATTTTTGGCAGATACTCTACAGCTTTCTCCAGCCCAGTGTCCCAATCTGCATAGTGGTCCCACCACACCGTAGTCATTGTGTCATACCAGTAGGTGGTCTCTCCAATTGGATACCAGCGCCAGCAGGCCATTGACTCGTCACCTATTAGGTCTATTGTCTTGACACCTACACCAGCCGCGCAGTGAGCGATTGCTGAGTCCACAGAGATAACTGCATCCAGGGTCTGTAGCTTATCAGCAGTATCTGTCCATATCTTGCTGTCGATAAAGCCTTCACCAAGCTGCAGAGATACGAAGTCATATTCCTTGTGACGCTTGACAAAGTCATCCACTATGTCCTTCGGGATTTTCTTTGCAGCCATGTTCCAGGAAACATTACTTGTATCATAACAGATACCAACCAGTGGTTTCTTACGCTTAGGCGGTACAATCTCAGGGTTACGGTACAATCCTTCAGAACCATACCATCTATCCACAGGATTAGCAGGGATTATTCCATGCTCCATCAGCAGGTAAGGCATTGACATCATCTTGATACGATAAGAACTGGGTGGACATTCTCTAGCTAGGCTTGTAATAACGATGTTTTTAGACAGCCTGCGTAGCATTTTATGCATCTCGGTAGGATAGACTGCAGTTACTGTACTGGCTTGAGTAAGTTCCTTGATAAGTGGGATAAATCTAGAGAACTGTAGCATATCTCCCCAGCCTGCCTCTGACCAGATGATGACATTACGGTTCCTAATATTAGTCCCTGGCATCCAGACAGGTGCTCTATCGAAGTTAGTCTTTACTCCAGGAAACTTAGCATTAGGATTCCAGAAGGCATCAGGCAAGGAACGAAGCTCATGAAGTTTAAACCCATCAGCCCAGTTGCCTTGCTTAATTAACTGCTGCCCTCGTTTGTAATCCTTATCAGCATTGGACCAATCAATCTTTGTAATACTTGTCGCCAACGGCATCGTAGTTCTCAATCATAAATTCAAGGTAGTGTTTGGCCTTCTCTAAATCTTCTTTACCGTTCTTCTTTCTGTGTCGCTGCACATATTTGATTACATTACAGGACCAAGGATCTAAGCCCCATGCTAGCATCGCTTCCCAAGGTTCGATACTGCCTTTGTAGTGGTTGCCTCCAACCTGCTTAGACTTGATGTAGTCCTTCAGAGTAGATGGTTGTTTCCACATCGCTCGGTTCCACTCTTCAGGTGTTGCGTTATCAATGCTCATACTTTTTCCTCAGATAGTTTAGTGACACAGGCATCTCATCAAAGCTGCCGTTGTTCACCTCGTGCAGCATCCAGATACCACGCCAGTACTTGTTGCCTTGACTGCCTAGATAATCCTCATCATGCAGGTAGCAACAACCACTGAACAAGCCTGTAATCTGTGAACCATCAGCTCTATTAGCGTAAGCTATCTGTCTATTCTGCACATGGCCCATCACAGCACTCATATGCTTCTTGGCTAGCAATGCAGCAGCAGATGTTACAGGACGCCCCATAACGCCAGAAGTAAAGTAATGAGCGTACACAACGCCATCAATGACAATAGGTTCAAGATACGGTATAACTTCCCAACCATGACGTTCGTATCTAAGATCATCGAGACTAATAGTTCCGTCAAGTTTAGGGTCTCCTTCGACAGCCCTGGAAATTCTTTCTTCATGGTTTCCGAGAGTGAGAACCATTCTTGGTCGGTACTGCTTATCCTTATTTCTTCGTGCTCTTTCATTATGTTCCTTAATCGGAGCTAGTAACATCTCCATTGCTTTGTTTGTTACTTCGATATCTGTCTTGTATCTACGGCCTTCAAAGCTCTTCTTACCTACATCATAGCTGGATAGACTAGGCATATCAGCAAAGTCGCCAATCTGTACAATCACATCTGGCTTCTTTTCTACTAGATACTTTCCCACCCAGGTAAGATAACTTAGATCAACACCGTCCTTGACTTGGCAGTCTGGGATTATGGCATGAACAGTCATTACTCTTCCTCTTCTTCGTCTTCAACCTCAGTCTTAACAATAACATCATCAGGACCAATAGTATCAAACAGATGTGACTCGCTTTCCATACCGTAAGGGTCTTTGATGACTACTCGACCACGCACACCTTCGTAACCTACGCTTTCAAGGAATTTACAAAACTGCCATAGGATAGGAACCCATGTGATACCGTCCTCGAAGTAGTGTCGTGCCTTAATAGTGCTTGCTTCAGGCGAAACAAAAAACCCATTGCCTTTTTCTGAATCATAGATGAATCGAAATACATTACTCATGCTTGCTCCTTAGTAAGTCAAAAAAGTATTCAGCATCAACAACTACAAGAGGGCTGGACCGATTCTGTTTAATAACAACGACAGGTTCGTGTCCTCCTGCATTTGTCTTTGCTTGTTCGTAATAACCGTATACTGAGATAGCTGCTCTGGACTTGCATTCCAAACTGATTGGTAGCTTCCGTCTGGCTGCTGGACTAAGTAGCAGGTCTTCTCCCGACACGCCCATACTAACTGAGCGTACATCATCGTGCTCCAGGTCGAACTTGGCAAGTATTAGATCTCTTACCCACTTTTGAAGGTGTCTTCCTTTGGACTTGGCGCTGCTCGGTTTCAAAGATAACTTCCTTTCTTACTTTAATCCACTGCTTAGGGATATGCATACGGGCATTGCTACTGTCCATACTGACTGTGCTAGCGATACATAAAGCATCATCTGTTTCATCAACAATCCATCCGATAGTGTGACAAAGGTGAACTTCAGCTTTGACATTTTCCTGCCACTCCACATCCGCTACTGCGTCAACCCATTGGATGTACTGAATAGGGCTGGAGACCAAATCTGATTTTCTTTTCTTCGTATCCATAGAAGTTGTCCGTTCTCTAGTACTCGTTTCTCATCGTTATCGTAAGCCTTCAGAACTGCATCGTATAACTCTTGCTCTGTGGTGCAGTCCTCAAGAATCTTTGCAGCCTTCTTTGGACCAACGCCTTTCAGACCAACAACATTATCAACCCTATCGCCAGTAAGAATCTGCGTATAGAAATTCCTGATAGCCTGTTCGTCATCAATTAAATACTTGTTGTCCTTCACAAAGTTATAATGCCAGCCGTGAATCATGTCAAGGTCTTTATCGATAGACATAATAACGTAGTCTTCAACATCTTCAAACTCGTAAGCTCTGATACCTATTGCATCATCAGCTTCCTGGCCCTGCACAACAATACATCCCCAAGCCTTCTCTAAATATTCTCTGATTAGGTCATAGTGTTTAGGCTTGGTTCCGACTCTGTTGCCTTTGTATGGGACTGTTACTGCTACATCTTTACGAAAGTTGTCAGAGCCAGTGAGATAACCCTGGTAGTCACCTACCCAAGGCTTCATCACCAGCTCTTCCATAAACTCCGCACATCGAGCCACACAGATTCTGTCGCTAACTTCCTCAGAAGCAAATCCGATTCGGTAGCAAACAATATCGGCATCGATAAGTGCGAACATTACTTCTTCAGAAATGCAGACATCGCTTCAAGAGCCTGAGCAGCTTGCTTCTTGCTGCTAAACTCGTTATCGTTGATGGTCACAGTACCGTCTGCTCCGACAGAGAAACGGAATGTCTCGTCCCACCCAAACGCACTAGTGCCAGGAATAGCGACCTCAAACGAGGACTCAATAGGCGAAACATTAAACGCAAGTTTAGCCGCAGTTGCTTTCTTCTTTGCAGTAGCCATACTATCTCCTTTACAGTACATCGTCAGTGGCAGCGACAGCTTCGCCCTCGTACACCACGAGGTCAGTCACCACCAGTTTATTGATACCAACACCAACACCCTTCTTGCCTTTGAATGTATACTCATAAGGCTTGAGTAGTGCAATGCCCTTACTACCGTTGCCTACTTTGGCAGCGATAGGGTTACCGTTACTGTCTTCCGTCTTGATAGGATAGTTGACAGACTTAGCGGTAATGTATGTACCCTTCTCAGGCTGATCAGCACGGCTGCGTACTTCAACGCCCATAGACTTCAGTGCATCAATAGCGCCTTTGGTAAGGTTACAGAGGTCTACCTGATACTTACCTGATAGCTGGTTAGGCGTATCAAGGAAAGCCCACATAATCTCTGCCTGTACTTTAAGCGGTTTCAACTCCATTTACTTCTCCTTTTTAAATGACTACCTTAATATTATATCACACTAGTGAAGTTTGTCAACGTCTTTAGGTGATGATTTCATATCGTGAAACAGGGCCATCATAAAGGCAGTACTGAAGATAGATTTCAAATCTTCCATATCAGTAACGCTAGTCTTCATGCTGACTGTTCTGTCCTTCTTAATACACAGAAATACAACATCCTCCATATCTGTCCAGAACTCATCGTCCTTATCTAGTGGGTGTTTGCCCATGTTTTCCCTTTCTTGTATTCACCATCTAATGGGCAGCGTAGACCCAACACCTGTCCTGCTTCCTTAATACTACTAACTGCTAGCTCTCCTACTAAATCTGCATCAGCCTCATCACATTCGATTTGCCACTCATCGTGTACGTTAGCTACGAATTGTGCGCTTGGTGCAAACTTCCTCAGTTTACTGTCCAACAATACTAATCCCTGCTTCATCACTATCGCACCAGCACTCTGGAGTAACGTGTTAAGTGCTGCGTGTGCGGAGCGAACTTGTAATTGCCTACCGTCAAGACCTGGAAGCGTCCCTTTTTCTGATAAGCGTTCAATCTTTTCTCTAAGATGTTTGAGAGCTGGCGTGTTCCGAAGAAAATTACTGATGAGTTCCTGTCCTTCCTTCGCCGAACCACCAACAATCTTCCCGATCTTGGTAGGTCCTGCCCCGTATAGTAAAGCGTAGATAAATGTCTTTGCTTGCGCTCTAGTCTGAAGACCTGCCGCAGTCTGGTTTTTGGTGTGGATATCACCTTCAATGATTTCTCTAGCATACTGTTCATCCTTCATGTAATGTGCAAGCATACGCAATTCAAGACTAGCTGCATCAGCGCCAACTAAAGTCTTACCCTCATCTACTGTCCAGCAATCACGACATTCGACACCCCAGGGACTGGAGCTACTAGGAACCTGTGCCATGTTGGGACTGTGGTGTGTCATCCTTCCTGTGACTGCCCCGTTGGTGATGACCTTACCGTGAACCCTGTGTTCGTCAGATACAAACTCAAGCCATGACTCAACCTGAGCCACCCGTTTCTGAAGCAATAAGTACTCGGCAATGAGCTTTGCTTCTGGTATATCAACTCCATCCAGGACTGCTTCATCGACTATCACTGCTCCTTTCTCAGTGTGTTTAGTAGGCTTCCATCCCAGGTCCATCAGCCTTTTAGCAATCTGCTGCCTTGAGCCAGGGTTGAATACTTCCACATCGTCCTTCAACTGCTTGCCTGTCTTCTCGCTAAATCTTTGAGTGACAATGGGCGGGAATACTTTTTGTAACTCCTCCTCTATATCTGACAACCTACGCTTCCACCTGCCAAGCAAGCACTGAGCTTTCACAGTATCTAGTTTAAAGCCGTGGCGCTCCTGCCTAGCAATGATAGCTTGAACCTTGTGCTCTAACTCAATCGACTGCTCAGAGAAACCTTTTAGCTCCTGCTGCAGATAGAGATACAAATCACCACAGATTCGTACATCTTCCTGGCAGTAGTAAATCATATCATCGCTCAGGCCGCCCTCGAAATCTGCGAACTCCTTCTTGGTTCGGCCTACTAGCTTTGCGAGTTTTGCTAGGCTGTGTCCCCCATCTCTGCTTGGGTTTGACAGTCTTGACATAACCAGTGTATCCTGCACTTGGTTCAGCTTGATCGTAGTCTTCCAGACTCTGTTCAGCACTGGAAAGTCGAAGCATATCCCGTTGTGTGCTATCAGTAACTTTGCTTTCTGAATGAATTGATTGAAGTCTTGTGCGCTTGTCCATGTCCTTACTTCTTTGGTGTCAATGTCATAGGTACAGCAAACCCATATCTTGTCATGGGCTGTGTTCGTTTCAATGTCAAGTGCTAGTCGCATGAATGTAGATTCCATTTGCTACGGTATTAAATATTTTATCATATCCCATGCCTTTTAGCAAGTCATCAAAGTCTTGTATCTGTCCCTCATTCTCTGCACAGATTACCTTTGGCCTTGCTTCCATACTCATAAGCACTGGGTAGTCGTAGCCTTCGATGTCGATACACAATAAGTCAGGCACATATAAACTCTTAAACAAACTATCGATTGTCACCATAGGGATTTCCCTAACCTCTTGAATCTTGAACCAAGGATAGTCAGAGACAAACTTCTCAGCTTTATTCTTATCAAAAGTATTCCTACCTGAGTAGTCATCAATCATGTAGAAAGGCATCGTACCAATTGAGCAGCCAACACCAACATTCAGGATGTTATCCTCTGGCCTAGCCAACTCGAAGCCACCAATCTGATTAGGGTTAGCTTCAACGCATACGCCTCTCCATCCACGCTCGTACAGTAGCGCAGTGTTGCTGATGTTCCAGGGATTGTGTGCGCCTACATCAAAGTATCTGCCTTTCTCAATACCTAGCTTGTGAAACACATTCAGTAGTATTAAGTCTTCTCCAAACTGCGAGTAAGTCTTATCACCAAAGGCTTGGTCAGGATGACTCATGTGTTCTTCTCCTTCAGCACTTGCTCTGCCCACAATGCACCACGGTTAAATTCATTCTTCACAGTAACAACATCTTCATCCGTCAGCCCAACCCATTCACGCTTTGGTGGTGCGGTGTAGAGTGGTCCTTCAGTAGGTTTTTTGAACCACTTTATTGAGGGAACTTGTGTCCAACTAGAAATGTTCTCAATGGTTACATACCCCACAGGCTCTTGTTCCGGTTGCGCTAGTGCTTGGCGTAGTTTACGGAGTTCTCCTTCGTAGGCTTCGATTTCAAGATTCATAGATCCTCCACGATTGTCTCACTCATGCGACCAGTAACCCTGTCGTAATACAACCCGCAGGCAGGTCCTGTCAATCCAGCAAAGCGATTCTTCAGCACTCGAACCTTGGTTGTGTGGCGTTCCTTTAGGTCCTCAGCCTGCCCGTTACGCTCTAGACCTAGCACCATGTCAGACAGTTGACCAATCGAACCTGAGCCTCGTAGTGCAGACAGAGAGGTACTTGCTCCTTCCTCGTGTCCCTTTCCATCAGGACGCTTCAGATGCGAGACACAGAACAAAGCAATGCCTGTCTCTTGGACAATCATTCGCAGCTTGGTCATGATTTCATCCAGTGCCTTTCGTTCGTCACCATTCTCCTGGGCAGACACAACAATAGACACATGGTCAAGGAAGATATACCTACACTCAAGCGCCTTTGCCATGAACCTAACCCTACTGATGATGTTATCGATTGCAGTAGATCCGAAGTGATCAAATAGAAACACACGACCAGTGCCTAACGTAGCATCAAACGCATCACGCAGGTCCTGCTCAGACACCTCGATGTCTGGTAGGTGCAGTGGCTTATTGGCGTGTAGACTCATCAGGCTTTTAGCTGTACGCTTGATAGACTCTTCGAGAAACAATAGGCCAATGTTTTCCTGGCTGCTATTTAGAATATGATAAACAATTTCTCGCAGAAACTGTGACTTACCCAGGCCAGAGCCTGCAGTGATGGTCACCATCTCACCAGTGCGAATACCATAGGTCAGGTCATTCAATCCAGAGAATGGGTACAACACATCAGCCTTCTCCACTGGCTGGTTCACCATGTCCCACAAACCAGCTCCATCAACGATACCGTCTGGTGTGAATCGTTCAGCCTTCCACCATTGGTCTATAAACTCTTTGTCTTTTGCTGCTTGTGAGTATTCGCAGGCATCCTTATAATCTGAGGTTCCTTTAAATATCTTGGCTTTAGTTCCAATGATTTCAGCGACCTGATTAGCAGCGTTTCTGCCTGCCTCATCGTTGTCAAAACAGATGACAACATTCTCGAATGAGTCGAGCCACTCATAATTCGCCTTGACATCCTGTGCTGCATTGCCTGCGCCATTCCTAACAGAAACCACAGGATACTTAGAACCCAGCATCTGATACGCAGCCGCAGCGTCAAACTCTCCCTCTGTGATTGTGACATACTTACCCCCTTTGGTGAACAATTGCTGCCCGAAGAGAGTGCCTTTCTGCCACTCGCCCTCGATGCTGAATCGTTTATCACTAATGTTACGTTTCTTGAATGCTACCAGATTATCGCCAGAGTAGTAAGGAAAATAATAGCTACTGTCTTTAGTGCCAATCCCATATGTAAGGCAAGTGTCACGAGTCAGTCCCCTTTCCTGGACAGATTGATAATGTAAATCATGTATGCTAGTCAAGTTAGTATTCACTTTGGTTAGTATCTGCACTGGTTCTTCAACCTTGTTTCGTGTTGCCTTGCCACATTTAAAGCACCTGCTACCCCAATCGTAGTAGGTCAGTGCGTCTGAGCTACCACAATCAGGACAGGGCTGATGCGCTTTTAACTGCTTACCCATTACTTTGCTCCTGGTCTAACAAGCCACAATGGACATACTTGTACCGTACAACCCTTTACTTCCTCGATATCTCCGCAGCAGCAGTCAAAGCACTTGGCATTGATGCTCTTGCGTAGGGACAGCTTATCTTCCTGCCATATCTCTACTGGCGTGCGTCTTATAACTTTGACACCACTAGCCCTCCTTGCTGCCAGGGCCTGTCTCGCCTTCTCTATGTTCGATGTTACTGTACTCACGATAGTAATCCTTCTTTTTGTTTGGGACAATACGCATTCTGTACTTCGGTGTACGCAGGTCTTTAGCTATCGGGTTGGGTCTCCTTTTCTTTTTCATAACGCTGTATCCTTAATTGTAACATATCGGCAAGCAATTGGTCAAGGGGATGTTTTAGGGACAGGTCAACAAAGTCAGACAGTGTCCACCAGTAGTGGGCTTCTTCGCCTGTCTCAGATATGAATCGTTCCTGGTCATCCATCTATTCAGATCCTTATAAGATAATTATTAATAATCATTGTTTAGTCTACTGTTTAGATAAC